ATGTCGAGTCAGGCGCTTGCTACTGCCGGCCTTGTCATCAAGGCCGGTGGCGGTGTGCTTGCCAAAGTCGGTGCTACCGATTTTCAAGCCGTCGCCAATGGCAAGCATGTCACGATCGCTGCCTCGACGGACATGCCCGCACTTACCGGTCTTTCGATCGGCGCAGGCAAGTTCAACGTTGCTGTTTTCTATGTCGATTCGGCGGGCACCAAGACCGTTGGCTTCGGCACGGAGGGCGCTACGGCGGCTGCGGTCAAGTTTCCGCAAACACCCGAGGGTAAGGCCATCATCGGTTATCTGATGATTACCTATGCTTCAGCATTCACAGGCAACTCGACGGCGCTTGATACCGCAACGACGATTTATGTCAGTCCGGTAGGCGCATTCGATCCGAGCATTTCGCTCGGCTAACTCTACACAACGAAAGGAACAAGCACCATGGATAATCTTCAGCAAACTCCGCTGACTGCGATGCTCACCAAGGCAGGTCTGGCTGTCGGTACCACTACGACTACCACGACTACCAATGCGCTCGTCATGTACTACAGCATCAAGGGCAAGATGTACACCTTCACGGGTGCCAGCAACGGCGCGACGCCGACGACTGACGCAGTGACTGGTGCCGCGTTCCTGCCGATCGCTGTCAACAAGGCCGGTGTGTTCGTCTGGTGCCTCGATACCAGCGCAGCACTCAAGGTCGTGCAGGGTCAGATCGTGGATTACTCGGACGCTGGTGTCTTTGCCAACGCTCCGCAATTCCCCGGCATTCCCGACACGCTCTGTCCGATCGGCTATCAGCTGACGAAGGTCATCTCGACCGGCTCGGCATGGACGATGGGTGTCAGCAATCAAGCCTCGCAGACCGGCATCACGAAGGTTCTGGTGGATTGCATGACTCTGCCTGACCGTCCGCAAGTGGCCTAACACCACAGCCCCTTGGCAACAGGGGGTTGTCCTGTACCAACCACACAAGGAGTATCACATGCAAGAACTTGCTCATACCGCCGACATGGAAGTCGGCCAGCAAACCGCTGGTAATTTCATTCTTCCGCCGCTTGACGTGCAGATCGATCGTGAATCGATTGCGATCGAGCCTGTCGTATCGTCGCTGACCAAGAACGACTTTGCCGAAATGATGTTCATGGAAGAACTGGTCAAGATTCGCGTCGAGCCGCTGAACGAAAAGAATCCGCGCAAGATGATCGACCTCTATGTCAATGGCAAGGCCGAGTGGGTGCCCGTCGGTCGGCCGTGGATCATGCGCCGCAAGTACGTCGAGGTGCTGGCCCGCTCGAAACCGATGAGCGTACAGACCAAGCACGAGTCGGCCGAAGAGTCGCTCAACCCGCAGAACGAAGTGATCCGCACGACCTCTTCGCAGTTTCCGTTCTCCGTTCTGGAAGACACGCCGCGTGGCATCGAGTGGCTCAATCGATTGATGGCCGAGGGCTAAGACCATGACTCTGCTCCAATTATGCAATAGGCTTATTGCTGAAGCTGGTATCACGGCACAGCCTATGACAACGACCGTCAATCAAACGGGCGAGTTGGGGCGGGTTGTCAACTGGATTCAGCAGGCGTGGCTCGACATCCAGTCGGCCCATACGACGTGGCGGTGGATGCGCAAGTCGGCAACCATCGTCACTGTCGCCGGCCAATCCGGTACTTACACGGCAGTGGCAACTGACGTTGCAACATGGACACTCGATACGTGTCGTAACTACGTGACATCGCAGGGTCTTATCACAGAGATATTTATGAACTTCGTCGAGTACGACGACTTTCGCAATTCCTACCTGTACGGTGCGCTCCGGTACGCACAGTCCCGCCCGCTGGTCTTCACGATAAATCCAGACAACACCTTGTCTTTCGGACCTGTACCGAACGGCGACCATACCGTGACGAACGACTACTACAAAAAACCTGCCGAGTTATCCGGTGATAGCGCAGAGCCTGACATGCCCGCGACGTTCCACATGGGTATCGTGTGGCGGGCACTTATGTTCTACGGCGGTTACGAGGCGGCTGGCGAGGCGTATAACCGTGGTATGAACGAATACGGTATTGCCCTCGACAAGCTCGAAGTCAATCAGTTGCCGATGATCCAGATGGGAGGACCGTTGGCATGAAGCCGATGGACATGCCTCGCGTGATGTACGAGATGATAGCTCTAAAGGGCGGTCTTGATCTTGTCACGCCTACGCTGTCTCTGAAACCCGGTGTCGCTCGTGATGCAATCAACTACGAGTGCAATGTCACAGGTGGTTACACACGTATTGCTGGTTACGAGCGTTTTGATGGGCATGCATCGCCGTCAGCTGCAATCTATACCATCCTTGGTGTAACGATGGGTGGTAGTGTCAGCCTCGGTGACACGATCAACGGGCAGACCTCTGGAACGACCGGCGTGCTCCTCGCAACGCCGACAGGACAACTCGTACTGACTGCAACGACTGGCGGTTTCACGGACGGTGAGAACCTGCGTGTTGGTGTATCTGTAGTTGCTGTGTGTAACAGCACGATCGGCCAGAGCGGAACGGCATCACTGTCGGCCGCCTATAGCGCACTGGCTGCCAATAGCTATCGCGCAGCTATCTCCCGACCTACAGGCTCCGGTCCGGTGCGTGGCGTCGTGCAGTACGGCAGCAACGTCTATGCCTTCCGCAACAACACTGGCGGTACAGCTGTAGATGTGTGGAAGTCGAGCGCGGCAGGATGGGCCGCTGTACCGCTCTACAAGACGGTCAGCTTTACAGTCGGTGGTACAGCTGCACCTGTCGATGGCGAGACGCTCACGCAGGGCGCGGTGACCGCAACAGTCAAGCGTGTGTGCAAACAGTCTGGCGCGTGGTCAGGAACTGCCGCTGGCGCGTTTGTTATCACGACGCCGAGCGGTGGTAGTGGAAACTTTGCGGCAGGCGCTGCAACGCTGTCTGGTGGTGCCACGGTCACTCTGTCGGGCGTGCAGACATCTATCACCCTTGCGCCGGGCGGGCACTTCGAGTTTGTGTCCGGCAACTTCGGCGGAACGACCGGTGCGACTCGCATCTACGGATGCGATAACGTCAACAAAGCCTTCGAGTTTGATGGCGATGTACTGGCACCGATCGCTACAGGAATGCCGACCGATACGCCAAAGCATATCGCGGTGTTCAAGAACCATCTGATCCTGTCATTCGTTGCCAGCTTGCAAGTCAGCGGCATCGGCGATCCGTTCGGATGGACTGCAATCCTTGGCGCGGCAGAAATATCAGCCGGCGAGCGCATCACAAATCTAATCCTTCTACCCGGCTCGCAGAGCGGCGGCGCACTGCTGGTACAGACCCGCAACAATACGCTTATCCTGTACGGCTCATCGACCGCCGACTTCAACCTTGTCACGTACAACAATGGCGTCGGCGCTATCGATTACACCGCTGCGAACATGGCCGGTATCTATTCGCTGGACGATCGCGGCATTATGGGGCTCAACGCAACGTTGGCATACGGCAACTTCGATCAGGCGTCGCTTTCTGCAAATATTCGCCCGTTCATTGTCAGTAACCGTCAGTTCGGGCAGGCGTGCTGCGCCAATCGTGAGCGCAGCCAGTACAGACTGTTCTTCTCCAACGGTTACGGGCTGTATGCCACAATCATAAACGACAAGTTTATCGGTTCGCTTCCTATTTATTTCCCCGATCCCGTGTTCTGCGTGTGGGAAGGTGAAGACAGCAGCGGCAATGAGGTCACGTACTTCGGATCGAACGACGGCTATGTGCATCAGCTTGATGTAGGTACCAGCTTCGATGGAGTGGCGATCAATTCGTACATCACGCTCAATTATGACGCGATCCGTGGGCCGCGCCTCATCAAGCGGTTCCGCAAGGCGTCGGCGGAAATCACCGGCTCGACGTATGCGCCGCTCACCGTCAGCTATTCGCTCGGGTACGGAAAGACCGACATCGCTCCGCAGGCGCAGGTCAGCTACGCCTCGAACTTCACAGTCAGTAATTGGGACAGCGGTTTGTTTTGGGATAGCGGTTTGGTGTGGGACGGACAGACGTTAATGCCAAGCGAGATTGAATTGATGGGGTCTGCCGAAAACATCGCAATGACGTTTGCAAACAATACCGATTACACCGGGCAATTCACGATCAACAGTCTGATCATTCACTACACCCCGAGACGAGGCCTACGATAATGTCAAACGATTTCTTTAATGCGAGCGGGACTCCGGCGCAAGGCAGTCAAGTTGTTACGCCAAATATGAGGGCCGAGTTTGCGGCCATTGCAGCCGGCTTCGACAAGATGCCGGCACTTACTGGTAATGGGTACAAGATCGTATACATCAACGCAAGTGGCTCAGCAATGGTTGCGACTGGCGGTGACGGGCTATTGAAGATAAGCACGACCGGTATCCCTACTATTGCGATAGCTGGTACTGATTATCTTGTTGATATCGCAGCAACCATACACGCGGCAACAAATAAAGCAACGCCGGTCGACGCTGACGAAGTTGGTATATGGGATAGTGTGTCAGGTCTGTTACGAAAAGTCACATGGGCGAATCTGAAGGCAACACTTAAGGTGTACTTCGACACGCTGTACGCATCTCTGAGCAACCCAATAAATACAGAACAATCCCTCACCGGCTACTACTATCCCGCCGCAGGTTCAGCCTTCCAAGACATGTACCGTTCAGGCTGGCTCCCTAGCTGGTTCAATCAGCAGTGGGGTGGAGCGCAGTGGGGTACGTTGCCGGATGGTAGCTTTGGAAGCGTGGCGACTGGGAATATTGAGGACAACGCTGCTGCTCAGATTAGCTCTGCCGCAAGCGTCTACTATCTCACTCAAGGGTTCATTGTTTCTGAAAACCTGACAAATCCAGTTGTCTGGGTAAAGTTATACAAGGTAGGTAATCCCCCTGCGGCACTAACATTGTCGTTTAGAGCTAACTCAGGCGGCTCACCAACTGGTGCAGATTTAATCAGTGGAACAATCGGGGGGAGGTTAGTTACAAGCAAGACGGATGGCGAATGGTATCCGATTCAATTTACTGGAACCATAAACGCCAATACGCAATACCATTTGCTAGGGACGATGGGAACTACAGACGCATCTAACTACTTCGTCTGGAAATACACATCAGCAAAAAAGTATCCGCACGGCTATTACAATGCGGGTACGTCTGCCCCCGTATGGACGCCTACCACAACGATTGCGCTCTGCTTCCTCATCCAAAACCTCTCCGCAAACTCCCTGATTCAATCCGGTGGTATGTTCGATTACAAGCTCTGCTTCAATCCCGGTACTCCGGTCAATCAGTCGCGCAGCGTGGCGCAGCCTCTTGTCAACTTCTACGATGGAAAGACGTGCAGCGTTCTCTATCGCGGAACCTTTGCAGTATCCACGAACGTATGGGACTTTACCTACGGTCTTGACCATGACCGGATCACGCTCACCATCAATGCCAGTGGCTACCCTGTTCTAACGATCTATGAAGCAGATCGCACCGTCGCTACTGTCACGGGTACGGGCAGTGTCGCAAGTGGCAATCACGATGTTGGCATTCGTGTTCGTACTGTGGGCGATGGTGCCGACTACGCCACACTCTATGTCGATGGTGTGTCTGTAGGAACTCCGCTGACGGCGCAGACATTCACGATGGACGTGAACTTTGCTAAGTTGGGTAATTGCCGACTCGGTGATGGCTTCGGCCTTGCTCCGACGTGGACGCAGGATATGCAGATGACGAGTCTGCCGAGTGCACAGGGTTGGACTTGGACTGGCACAGCAACTGAAGCCAATGCGATGAGCATTCAGAGCAATAAGCTGTATCAGAATGCTACGGGTTATACGAGTACGCAGACTGGCTACTACGCGAAGACTGTGGCTCTGAATAATACTACTGGTTGGTCAGTGAGTGCAAAACTACGAGTTCCTACCAGTACCAATGCCGCAGATTCAACTTGCTATGTCCACGTGTTTGATGGGTCAAAGCAGTTGCAAATGTACGTCACGGAATACTTTATCCTATTCACAGGTGGGACTGTTTTCTACGTACAAGGGGATTTCAAATCTCAGGAACACGTTTTTACTATTTGCGGGAAGGGTTCGGACGTATATCTATTGATTGACGGAAAATTGGCTATAGACGGCACAGGGACGCTTACAAGCGCAAGCGCAACAAATGCCATATATTTCGGCGATGCGTCATCGACAGCAAGCCAAAACTCCGACGCCATCTGGTCATACGTCAAATACTACCAAGGCGGAATGCTTCTCCCCACCGCAGGCAGCAACACCTGCTCCGAGTTCGCACATTGGTCAGGTGATAAGTCTGCACTGTTCCCGAGTCTGTGGAATTCCGGTACTCCGGTTAGCGTGAAGCAACTGTGCGGTGTGCCGAGGAATTATCAGTTTGAACAGGTGGTGCAGCGAGAGGTTCGGAGAGGGGTGACTACGAATCCTTCTACCTCTAGCCCGAGTGCTGTGCTGCTTCCAGATATGGAGTTATATCTAATTGGAAGTGACTTGGATGCTCAGATGTACTCAAGTCTAAATAATGCAACCTCTGGAAATAACAGCAGTTGTGGATTGCGTGTTGATGGTGTAATTATTACACCATCAAATGCGACAACCCCTGCCATGCTGTACGCAACTGCGCCAACGGCTAATGGCGTAATGGTCATATCACCATCAGTGACGCAAACATTTAAAACAGGCTTGCATAAAGTTGAGGGTCTGTATGGCTCCCCTGCATCAACTTCAGTGACAGCAATTAGCTATGCACGCAACCTCACCGTGGAAGCAAGGAGTTAATATGATTTATATACTACAAGAAGGTCAGTCCTTCGACGCCGAAATCCTGCGGCAGGAACTTGTTGCAGCAATTGGGCCGGATGGCTGGCACATCGACACCGCTGGAAATAGTGTGGTGTTCTATTCCAACTATGTCGGAACAGGCCAGAAGGAATACGAGGAGCCGGAGAACTTAGTCGAGCCTGTCATCCTCGCCCACTTCGCCAACGGTGCAACACGGGATCACAACAAGGTGATCAACGATGAAATCCTTGCGATGGAGTCCAGCACGCCAATTACCCACCGCACTCAGAGAGAGTTCATGCTTGGGGTACAGAAGCTTCTCGCTCAGACGGTAGGCATCTCAGAGGTCGACATGCTTGATCCGCAGCATCCAAATTACTCCCACGCTTACGCCAAGTTCAAGGCGTTCAACGATCTGACGATCACCAAACGCACCGGGAGGATCAACGAATGATCTGGCTTGCTCTATCCCTCCCCTTCGTGGTGTGGGTGTTTTTCCTCGCCTACACCGCACTCAAGGCGAACTGGAAAACGCTACGCATCGAGGTCAAGATTGTCGGTGCGGTCGTCGTCACGATCGGCTGGCTCGTCGACATCCTGCTCAATCTGCTTGCCTCGCTGCTCATGGTCGACGCGCCGCAGGAATGGACGTTCAGCCAGAAATGCGGCAGACTGAAACGTGTCGATAACTGGCGAGCCGATGTTGCGTATTACTTTTGCAGCAACTGGCTCGATCCATTTGAAAACGGAGGTCATTGTAAATGAGTATCCAAAACGGTTTGATTGACACACCGCTCGTACCTCCCGCAACGGCAGTGCCCGGCACGGTCGCCAATACGGACGGCACGACGTTTCCTGCCGTCACCCCGCCTGTCGGTCAGGCCGCTACGTACAACTCGGCACAGCGCACCGTCGATCCGACGCAAGAGACTGTCGCCGGTCAGATGAGAGGTCTGATCGAAACCGACTCGCCCCACATGCAGATGGCACGGACCAGCGCGAACCAGCAGATGAACTCGCGCGGCCTGTTCAATTCGTCCCTCGCGGTGACGGCCAGCGACCAAGCAGCATACGCGGCTGCGCTGCCAATCGCACAGGCTGACGCGTCGGTCTATGACACGAATGCAAAGCAGAACCTCGCTTACCAGAACGAGGCACTCAAGACCAACACGGCCGGCATCAACGATATGTCCGGTCGCAACTTGTCTGCAACCGTCGATGCGATGAAGTCAAACATGGACGCGGCAATGAAGACGCAGCTTGCCACAATCGAAGCTGACTACAAGACGACCATGCAGAACTCGGCAACGGCCAGCGAGATGTATAAGCAGACCGTCAAGAACATCTCGGATATTCAGGCGAACAAGGATATGACACTGGCAGCAAAGCAGGCTGCGGTCGATAACCAGTTCTACCTGATGAAGCAGGGCTTCGAGATTGCCGGCGCGATCGGCAACATGAATCTCGGTGAGCTGCTTAACTTCAGTGCGGCACCGGCTGTTGTGTGATGGACGACCTGCTGTGGTTGCAGGTGTCGGGCTTTTTGTTTTGCACGAAGGAAGAGTATCTGCAGGCGCTGTCAAGTTTCACGCGACATCCAGTTTTTCACGACGGGCTGTTGATTGGAGTCGTGCTCACGCGAGATGACGAGATTCACGTAGCATGGAAGCACGGCGAGCAAGGCACGCGCAGTATGTTGCGGCAGCACCTCGGTGGAGTTATAGCTAGGTACGGGCATGCGGTTACACGGGTTCCCGTATGGCGAACGGCAAGTCAGGAGTTTGTTGCACGGTTGGGTTTCGTTGAGTCGCATCGTGACGCCAACGACATTTATTATCGGATCGAAAGGATGAACCATGTTTAAGAAAACTTACCTGTCGCGCGCAATGACGCGAGCATGGTCACTTGACGCGCCGATCGGCGATCCGTTCGGCGGTCCTGCGTTTGGTGAGCGTAACGAACCGGTAACCGCATTCTTTGCGGTGGCGACAGCCTTCGAGACGATCGCGGCTATCGGTGCTGTCGTCAGCGTCGTCGGCATGGTGACGGGTAATTCCGACCTCGCCAAGATCGGTGGCGTCATGGGCCTCGTCGGTGGTTTCGGCACGATGGCGCAGGGCGGCATGTTTGGTGAGGGAATGAAATCGTGGGCAGGTGAGATCAATCAGTCCTTTGCGTCATCTACCGCAAGCAACATCAGTTCTGCTGCGACGACGGCCGACAGTGCCACAATGGTTGATGGTATGACATCCAGTCAGGTTGCTGACGTGAGCGCCAGCAGCGCGCCGATCGCTACCGGCGATCTGAACCTCGCACACGCTACCAGTGCAGCAGACACGTCAGGTATGCTTGCACCGGGCGTCGAGGCGTCACCGACTGGTCTGGTCAGCGAGCCGACCATGCAGCTTGTGGACGGTACAGCGGCCGGCGCTACACCCGGTGCGTCTGCCGATGCTGTCGCTGCGACCAATCCTGCGCTTGACACTGCAGCAACTGCATCTGGCGAACCCTCGCTGATGAGCCGTGTCGCGTCGCCTGAAAAAACAGCCGCCGCCGTTAAAGCTGCAGCAGATGGTATCAACACAGGCCCAAGTCTGTTCGACAAGATTCTGAAGTTCGGCAAGGAGAACAAAGAACTTTCGCAGGTTGCACTTACCGGCATAGCCGGCATGTACCAATCGTCTGAAAAAGCGGCAGCACTGGACGCACAAGCACGGGCCAGCAATTCGACGGCCAATCTCTACGATGCACGTACTGCCGAAATGCAGACGCAGGCGGCTAATGCTAATGCGATACCGACTGTCGGTGGTTTCTCCGTAAATCGCAACGCACCGATCTACAACAAGACGCCGGTTACAGCAGCGGGCGTTCGACCGGCTGGTTTTATTCAAACGAGGGCTTGATCATGGGACTTATCGACGACAGTACCGCTGCACCCGCACCCGCCACTGACGGCGGTGACGTAATTGCAAAGACCCGTGCGGCTTTCGAGCAGAAGGTGCCAGCCGACCAGCAAGCCTCGCTGCAGCGGATCATTCTTGCTGGACAGAAAATTCTGTATGACAAGACAACCAACAGCGCAGTCGAGAAGCGGTTGCAATCGTCCGACAATCCTGCAGCAGCCGCAGGTGCTGGCGCTGCTGAACTGTTGAGTGTGCTCATGCGCGAGAGTCGCGGCACGTTACCGAAGGCGCTGATCGGGCCGGCAACCGGTGTCTTGCTCACCGAGATTCTTGACTACATGAAGCAGACCGGTCGTATCGAAGGTACGGCGGCTGATCTGGAAACGGCAACACGTGCCATGTCGGAAACTGTGATGAAGGGGTCTGGCGGCAACTTCGACCAGATTCTCAGCAAGACCTCTGAGGCGATGAAAGACCCCGCGATCGCCGCGAAGATGCAACAACACATGCAAGGAGCATAACATGCCTTGGGACTTTGGAGCAGGTGTAGCAGCAGCGGCCGGCGCAGGTGCCGGTCTTATCAGCGACTCGATCAAGCGTGAGCGAAACCTTGAGGACGCGACGAATCTTGAGGCGCTAAAGTCCAAGGTCGAACAGGACAAGCAGGCACGTATTGCTGCGGTGCTTGCTGGTGTATCGCGCAACAAGACTGTCGAGATTGCCGGTCCGACCGAAGACGGTTCGTCGCTCGGTGTGACGGAACGGGCAAAGACCGAAGGCGAATATCGTCGTGATCGTGGTGATGCGCTGAGTAAGGTCGGCATGATTGACCACAGCGAGCGGGAATATGCTGCTGCTGATCGATCTGACGACAAGCACGAATTGCGTACCACACAGGCCGCTGCGCAGAAGTCTGCTGATGAGAAGTGGAAGGCGACGCACGAAGAGACGAAACGGTTCCATGACGCCACGATTCGTCAGCAGGCGGCACAGCTTGGTCTGAAGGCGCAGGAAGCGAAAGACTTTGCCGCTACGTCGGATTCCTACGTCACGAACAAGAGCGAGTACGAACGGTTGGTCGCGCTCAAGGACGATCCTGATCTGATCGCCGCCGCGAAACAGCAGATGGAAAAAGACGCGCTGAAGCTCAAGCAGTTCCGTGTGGATGTAGGCAACGATACGTCCGAGTTCGCGAAGCACCTGAACCTGTCGGCCACTCTGGAAAAGCTGAACAAGACGATCGCCGATCCGATGACAGACGCTGGTACGATCGAAAAGGCAAAAGCTGCCCGCGATAACGTGCTGACGCAAATGACAGCGGCGACTGGTGGCAAGGGTGCAGGTACGCCGGGTGGTGGTGGTGGTGGTGGCGAGAAGTATACTGTCGGTCAAGTTGTACCTGTGCCCGGTAAAGGCGACATGGAGTATCTCGGCGACAACAAGTGGCGAGCAGCGAAGGCTGCAGCGGCTGGTGGCAAACCGCAACCTGCATTCAACGGCATTGAAGCCAATCTGCTCGACAAAGAATACGGCAAAGACGGTATGATCCAAACTCGCACCACGCTGAAGTAACACCCCCTTAACCTCCTATCGGGAGAGGCCAAATGGCTGACAAGATTTACACTACCGACGAACTGTTCGGTTCGTCTGATCGTATCTACACTACCGACGAACTGTTTGCACCCGACAAACC